GTTCAGATTTTTCCCCAGCTCTTTTTTGTGACTTTGTGCGGACTGCTTGTATTAAGCTTAATTCTCTATCTATGGGTGAAACGCCAGCCAGCCCTTGTCTTTTATCGACGAATGGCAAAAATCCCTTTTATAGGCCAAACTGTCAGGCTATATACGACCGCCTATTATGCTAGAGAATGGGGAAATCTCTTAGGGCAAGGTATTGACTTGCTAGACTTGGTTGCTCTAATGAAAGAGCAAAAGTCCAAGCTCTTTCGTGAGCTGGGGACTGATTTAGAAGAAGCCTTGATGCTAGGACAGAGTTTTCCTGACCGTATTGCTAGTCACCCTTTCTTCACTAAGGAACTATCCTTAATTATTGCTTATGGAGAGGCTAATGCTAGGTTGGGCTATGAGTTAGAAGTCTATGCTGAAGAGGTTTGGCAGGCTTTCTTTAACCGTCTTAATAAGGCAACAACCTTTGTGCAACCCCTCATTTTTGTTATTGTTGCTGTCGTGATTGTAATGATCTATGCAGCTATGCTATTACCAATGTATCAAAATATGGAAGGAATGATGTCATGAAAATGATGTTGAAAAAATTGAATGCCGTTAAATTACGTGCTTTTACGCTGATTGAAATGAAGGATAGCAAAACGCTCTATAATTTCCATAAAATAACGATGGATTTACTAGTAACTTTAACCTTGCTTATCAAGGCGCGTGCTATGGCTTTCTGCTGATTGTAATCAAGCGTGAAGATGTCCTTGGTGTCAAGCACCCGTCTAATATCTTTCTTTCGCTCTACAGCTTTGAGAGAGGTGTCAGCGTCTAGCTCTTTTTCAAGTGCTGTTCTTTCTGCCATGAAGTCGCTTGACCTCTTTTGTAATTCTTCCAGTGAAATCCGGTCATCAATATACAAGTCATTAAGCCTGCTAATTTTAGCGGTTAGATTATCAATCTGTTTCTGGTAGCTGTCCCGGTCTATCGTCTCTTTGTCAGTGTTTGAAAATAGCTTGTCGATATAATCTGAATCAGTTTGTAGTTTGCTGATTTCAGTTAGGACGAAGTGCTCTATATCGTCTTTGAAATAAAACCCAGAATCACACTTTTCATTGTTGTTGTAAACAGTCACGCCCTTGGTCTTCCTTGGGTGTCGCTGCTTACACTCATATTTGACTAAGCGCGTGCCGTCTTTTCGTTTCATGCCTAGCTTGATAGCAAGAGGGGCTGAACAGTAACCGCATTGAGCTATACCAGAAAGCATGTATTTAGCTTGAAATGGCCTTGGATTGAAACGCTGGGCGGCTGTCCTTTGTCTTGTTTTGATTTCCTCTTGCGTCTTGTTAAAGTCGTCCTCTGATATGATAGGCTCATGAGTGCCGGGGAATATCTGCCCTTTAAACTGATTGTATCCACAATATACCGGGTTTGAGAGGATAACCCGCACCGTTCTATAGTTCCACTCTTTATCTTGCCCATATTGCTCATTGAGGGCGTCTCTGAGCTTGGTTATCGACATACCTGATAAATACCATTTGAACATTTTTCGGACGATTAAAGCTTGATATGGATTGATTGATAGCGTGCCGGTCTCTTTGACATAGTCGTAGCCGTAGGAAGTCTTTGACCACTGCATGGCCTTGCCGGACTTTGCCCGTCCAAGTTTGCCTAGCTGCATACGCTCCTTGATTTGTTCTCTTTCTAGCTGGGCAAACACACTGAGGAGCCCAATCATTGCCTTACCGAATGGCGTTGAGGTGTCAAAGTTTTCGAGCAAGCTGACAAATTCTATATCATTCTCCAGAAAGACATCTTCAATCAGATAGAGTGTATCTTTCTGACTGCGGCTCAAACGGTCTAGCTTATACACTAGAACAGTATCAAACAGTTTTCTCTTTGCATCCCTTATTAACTGCTCTAGGGCAGGGCGTTCCGTGTTAGACCCAGAGAAACCGCCGTCTGTGTATATCTCATAAACATTCCAGTCCTTAATCTCACAGTAGCTTGTCAACTTTGCCTTTTGCTCGTCGATAGAATAGCCTTCATCAACTTGCGATGTGGTCGATACTCGGACATAGATAGCGACTTTATGTGTTGCCATTGTGTTTGTACCTCGTTTTTGATAAAATGGGTACAGAAAAAGACTTGTAAGACTGCTCTCAGTTTACACGATTTTTTCTGTGATGCTTGCTCTACACTCGAAGTTTGGCGACGGTGAGTGTAGGGCTTTTTTTATTGTGATAATAATTTAGCTTTCTGTGCTTGAAATTCTTCCTCAGTGAGTACGCCGTTATCAACTAATGATTTCAGCTTAATCAATTCGTCAGCAATTAAATTCTGTGATAGCGGTTGACTGCTCTGACTAACCTCTATCTGTGGTCTATATAGACTTTGTTTGTATGCTTCGGATGCACGTTTAATCTTGTCAGATAGGACTGGGACAGCAATCTTCGGGATGTTCTTGATATGTGCCCAAGATACCCCGTTCATCACCGAGATTTCACCTAAGAGAACCCCACTTTTAGACGATACCCCATTGACCATATCAAGAGGGATTTCAGAAGTCTGGACGCCGTAAATCATGCCTTTGTCAACAAACATAATGCGTTTTTGAGTTAAAACGATTAAGACAGTGTTGCCGTCATAAAATCCAGATGCGGCATATTGTATCACCTCGTCGTCTGATAGTAATTGCGGTAGGTAGTTAACCTCTTTTCGAGTGCCAAACATCTTAGGGACGCCGGCTTGCATTAATTGAGTTTGAACTGTTAATAAATTCATGACATTACCTCATCATTTTTAGATATTCATTTTTTACAAACGTCTCATCACAAATCGTGGTGAGATTATATTTTTCCATGAAGTGTAAGTAATTGAAATCGTCCAGATTTTCATTTTTCAACAATTCATGAATCATATTTCTATTGGCTTGAGCCTCGTACTTTTCTCGCAGACGCTCGTAGTGTTTAGAGTTGTGTTCTAAGTGCCCTAATTCATGCAGAATGACCTTCAAACGTATTTCTGGGGGTAAATCCCCGTTGATGTAAACCACACGGTTAACAGGGTCTAGAAATCCATCTCGTGGCCACTGGCTAGAATCGAACTCACAAAGAGACACGTTGAACTGCTCAAGCAATTCACTTTCAGTCATAGCACCTCACTTTTCCTTGCTGCTCATATATCCCGCAATGATGCCACGGATGGCACGTTTATCATCATCCGTCAACGGTTTCCCGTCGAACATCATTGCATTAGCTATGATTTCGTCAATGTCGTGGGCGTTGGTTGGTTGCGGTTGTTCTTTCGTCATAGGGACATCGTACCCCATGAGCCATGCTTCAGATACCCCCAACGTTCTAGCAAGCAGCACCAACTTTTCTTGGTCTGGTGTTGATTTCCCATTGATATATTGAGACAAAGCACTCTTTCCAAGTTTAACGCCAAGTTCTTTTTGATGTACTTTCGAAAGGGAAATTACGTCAACTTGTTTTAAATTTCGTTCGCTCATAACTTGTCGCAAACGTGAAGCAGTAGTATTTTTCATATTTTTTTCCTTTTCCTTTATGGCTTTATTATATAGTAGAAAATAAAAAAGTTCAAGAAAAATCGGAAAAAAGTTCAAAAAATTGAACAAAAACTGTTGACAAATAAAAAGATAAAGATTAAAATAAAACCATAAAGTTCAAGAGATTGAACTTAGAAAGGAGAACTCAATGAGATTTGACTATGCTAAATTAAAAGGTCGTATCAAAGAAAAATACGGAACGCAAGAAAATTTCGCAGAAGCCATCGGCATAACTCCAACAACGATTTCGTTTAAAATCAACGGGAAAGCAAAGTGGCAACAAGACGAAATTGTGAAAGCGGCTAAATTATTAGAAATCTCAAAAAAAGAGATTGTTGAATATTTTTTTAACTATGAAGTTCAAGAACTTGAACTAAATAATTAAAATTATGAAAGGGGCAAAAAATGAATCACATCCACGATTTTATCGAGTTCATGCAAAAAGGCCGTCCAATCCCAGAGTGGGACTTTACGACCTATATGTTTTTTACATTCTCAATGCTTGTCGGAGTTCTCATCTTGCTGCCTGTTCGCTTTGAGCGTTCGTTTGGAAAGCGACCAGAAAGCACCGAAGATAGGGACGCTAACAAAGGACATTAAATTTCCAAATTGAGTATCAGACAGGACAATCAAGCAGTTTCTCAAAACGAGGATTCCAAAGATAGGCAAAGTGACGACAAAGCTATAAGTTATATCACCGTCTTTTTCAAGTTTAAAAAAGAGTAGGATGTCATGGATATAGCTTAACGCTAACATCGAAATGAATAAAGCGATACCAATCACTAGGCATAGATACGTCCAATTGATGTCGGCCAGCCTAGTCAAGGCTGAATGGCTATCTGGTGTTATACAGTGGAATTCAATGTACAGCAACCCAACGAACATCAGAAAAGCAGATATTTCAGATTTATTCTTCATGTCAAAACCTCGTTTTTATTAACTATTATATCAAAGAAAGGAAACACTATGAATGAAATTTTCAACTTCCACGGACAAGATGTCCGAACAGTAACTATTAACAATGAGCCTTACTTTGTAGGTAAGGATGTGGCTGGGATTTTGGGGTACCAAAATGGTAGTCGAGATGTCAATAGACACGTAGATGAAGAAGATAAGCTGAAGTACCGTTTCGGTACCTCAGGTCAAGACAGAGAGATGATTATCATCAATGAGTCTGGTTTATACTCCCTAATTTTGTCAAGCAAACTACCACAAGCCAAGGAGTTTAAACGTTGGGTCACATCAGAGGTTTTGCCAACCATACGCAAACATGGCATGTATGCTACAGAACAACTACTTAATGATCCTGACCTTGCCATTGCAGCCTTTCAAGCTCTTAAAGACGAACGGGCTAAAGTGGTGAAACTAGAGGCTGAGTTGGCCTTGGCGCAAGAGCAAGCACGCTACTTCGACATCATTCTAGAAAGTAAAGGGGCGGTGCGTGTTACCCAGATTGCGGCAGATTACGGCATGAGTGCCAAGAAATTCAATGCAACCTTGCATGATCTAGGTGTTCAACACAAGGTCAACAGTCAATGGATTTTGTATAAGAAACACATGGGTAAGGGCTATGTCGATAGTTCGACATTTGATTACAAGGATAAGAACGGTCAAGCTCAAGTCAATATGACAACGACTTGGACACAAAAAGGGCGCTTGTTCTTGTATGAATTGCTAAAAGTTAACGGCATCCTGCCAATCATCGAACAAGACGATTGAGGATGTCACCTTGGCGGCACTAGTGAGCTAGCGGGGCAACAATTCAGTTGAAATGTAAGCAATACCATTAGAAATGATTTGATTTTATAATGACTCCTAAAAACAAAAATCAAAAGACCTCGCTAGTTCTCCAGTGTCGCCAAGGAAACAAAAAAGGCTGACCCCTGCCAGAGTCAGCCGCTATGGTAAATAATTCAAAGGTAATTATAGCATGAAACGAAAAAAATGGGAACCAGTCATAATCAACATTATGGCGGACGGTTCCAGAGTTGATGATCTAACTAAGTACACGATACCGGCAGGGCATAGCTACTACGATATCGTGGCAAGCATCTACCAGAAAGGAGCATAGGTCATGGGATATGAAGTATATCCAACGAAACATCGACAGTAACTATACTCAAATGAATAACCACTCAGCCCAAAACGCTGAGCTGAGTTTACAAGCTAAAGGCTTGTTATGGGTGTTGATGACCAATAAAGACGATTGGCGGCCTTACATTGAGGAACTTTCCAAACGTTCCAAAAGTGGCAGAGACGCACACCGAACAGCCTTTAACGAATTGAAGAAAGCGGGATATATCCGTATCTATCGCAAGAGCTTGGGCCGTGGCCAAGGTGTTCAAACTTATCCACTTGTCCAAGACATACCGATTACAGATAGCTATTGGAATTATTGGGTTAGTCGGATTGAAAAAGAGTTATCAACAGAAGTTGTGGATAACTGAGTTACAACTTACTGACTTTACGTAAGTTGAAAAATTCAAAAGTTGAAAAATTCAAAAGTTGAAAAATTCAAAAGTTGAAAAGTTCAAAAGTTGAAGAATCCGACACTAATAATAACTAAATAATAATAATAACTAAGTAATAATAATATGGCGTTGTCACGCACTAACTAATAACAATATGGTGCTATCGCACACTAAGAAATAATAACTACTAACTGATAACAATACAGTAGTAGTTAGAAGAATAAGAGAGGTAAAAAACATGAAAAAACTTATCAATTGGATTTGGTCAAACAAGCAAAATGAACAAGTAGAAACATTCGTAATTCACAACCGCCCGATGTGGGATGTCCAAATGCGTGAATACAACCGTACTCATGGATTGCCAGAAGATCAAGTAATCGGGTGATGCCATGAAGCTATTAAAAAAACTATTTTCCAAGAAAAAACCGAAACCAGAGCCGTTCTTTGAGTGGGTGGAGACGCCCGAAGAAAAGAGCGAAAGGCTCAAAAACAAATACACAAACTAACGTCAATCTTTCAGCGTGCAGCCACGGCCTCATCGTGGAGTGTAACTTATACCCATAATTTTTCCCCAAAAAACTTTACTAAATTACTTTTTTCCTAATCTTCCCCAAAAAGTCTAATAAAACATTGGAACACGACACGGTGGGGCGATGGGTGCACGTTGAGAGCACTAAAAAAAGCATGGGTTAGGGCCCATGCAAGAAAAAATACACTAAGGAGATTATACCATGACTTCACAACAAATTGCAAAACCTTCTTTCACTAAGAGCAAAGCCTATGGCTTGTGCGGAACACTTGCTCTTGCTACAGCTCTATTGATTGGAGCTGGGTCAGTGTCAGCAGACGAAGCAGCGGCACTAGTAGCTGAAACACCAGCGGTTGCTAATGTCTACACAGCTGACAATGCTGGGAATATTACGGTGACACCATCTGAAACAGCGGCACCCGTAGCGGAAACGCCAGTATTTACTCCACCAGCACCCGTGGAATCTCAACCGATTGCAGAAGCACCAGCAGCAACTACAGTTACTAAAACAGATACTACTATCAACGTTGAAAATCCAAACGTTGAGGTTACTTTCCCTAACGGCAATGGTAAATACTCACCATTCGAAGTTGAGTATAAAGACATCAACTTCCCAGACGATATGCCTATCGCTGAGGGAGACAAGGTAGTAACAGAGCTACCAAAAGAAATCGGGCTTCAAACATCATTCGACTTTGACGTTTACAACAACGAGAATGTCGTTGGTAAAGCCAATGCGGATGCTCAAGCTCGTAAGATCACTACTACTTTTAACGATTATTTCGCTAGTCACCCGCTCAATAAGAAGATGTCACTCAAGTTTGATGCCAAATGGACAGACGTAGTGACACCGGGCAAACCAGTTACAGTCAATTTTGACGGTACAGTTAAGACTTACACGATTGCAGAGGAAGGGCCACTTCCAAGCAACGAGCTCTTGTCTAAATGGGGCAGCCAAAATAAGCAAGACCCACAGGTTATTAACTGGACGCTACGCCTTAACACAGCCCGCCAAGTCTTGAATAACGCTGTTCTTTCTGATACTTGGTCAGACAACCAAGAGTTTATCGAAGGCTCACAAAACATCTATTTCGTTGAAGACCCTATCAAGTGGACTGGTATTGACCACTCAGCCAAGGATTATCTTGAAAGCTGGAATGTCCGAGCAGACGGGTTCGATGCAAAATTCAAGGAATTCAACCGCATCATGTATATCGACTATCAAACTCGCTTGAAGTCAGCGGTTAAAGACTCAACTAACCCAACGAACAAGGCTACATTGGTAGCGGTAGATGCTGGGGCTATCTCAACATCTAAGGTGCAATTAGTAGGCGGACGTGGTGATGCCAGCGGTGAAAACAAGCCAGAACCAACCTTTGAAATTCCGCACGACGCACCAAAAGTTGACATCCCAGAATTTGAGGGCGGCATCCCCGGTATTCCAGAGGTGCGAGAATTACCGGAGTATACTGTGCCTATCGGAACTGTACCAAACGATGCGCCAGTTTTGGATAAACCAGAATGGAATGGCGGGACAGTGCCAAATGAAGCTCCAGTGCATTACAAGCCAGAGTTTCAAGGTGGCATTCCGGGTATTCCAGAAGAACGTGAGCTCCCACCATTTGAAGGTGGAGTGGTGCCAAACGATGCCCCTATCTTGGACTTGCCAGAGCTTGAAATTCCAGAGGAACCAACTAAGCCAACACCAGAAAAACCTAGCACGCCAGAAAAAGCCTCTAAAACGAGCGCAGAGCAATCTACCACAGTATCTTATAACCTCGCACCAGTGAGCAAAGAGACACCTAAAACAGCCGTTTACGGTGGTACTCTACCACATACTGGTGAAAAAGAGGGTATCATGTCAACTCTTGGTCTAGCAGTTATCGCTGTTGGTATCGCAGGTTTTACATTGAGCTTTAAAAAATATAACGAAGGTGAAGGAGAATAATCATGAAAAAAACAATAAACTAGTCGTATTTTACAGTGCTAAAAAAGATGCGTTTCTTAGGAAATACAAAGACAGAGGCAGTCTAGCATTCGAAGCGAGCTTCAGTGAAGATTTAAACAACGCTCTATCTATGCCGGTTGAACCATACGAAGAACAAAAAACCGAGCTTGACAAACTAGCCGAAGCGTTTGGGTGCGAAGCGCTTATCGTAGAGGTTGAATACAACGTAACTAAACTTGACGGCTCGGACTTCGAACGCACGGAGCGTGAAGAATCCATGAAGGATGGTCTCAAATCGCTCCTAGACTTATTGACGGACTAACAGAACTTGAAGTGGTGGGAGGGTAGGCATTAATTATGGCAGATAATCAAAAAATGAAGTTTAGAGGTGAGAGCAACGATAACATTCAAAGAATTTGAAGAAGTCTGGGACGAGTCAAGGGTCTTAAGTGACATTGTAAGAGTGCTAAGTTCAGCCGAAGGGAAGAACTATATCGAGGTCAAAGTTTACGAAAGCATTAACGGGATAGACATCTCGTCATCGGTCAGACTGGATGCTGAAGATAAAAAGGATGTTGTTGATCTTTTGAATAAAATTATGGCACGAAAACTCAGCAGACTTAGAGAGCAGGGTTTTGATTTTTACGAAGAATACCAAAAATCAGAAACTACCACCTAAAAACGATAAGAGAACCCAAAATTTGAGAATTAGGGGCATATAAAAAGGATATGACATGGAAAATCAATTACAAACAACAAAAGGGGCGTATTTAACCGACCTGCAGCAACTTGACGGCGAAACATTGAGAAACTTTGTTGACCCAAAACACCAAGCAAGCCCACAAGAGCTTCAAACATTGCTGGCAATCGTTAAAAATCGCAACCTTAACCCTTTCACTAAAGAGGTCTATTTCATCAAGTACGGGAACAACCCGGCTCAAATCGTGGTATCTAAAGATGCTTTCATGAAACGAGCTGAGCAAAACCAAAATTACGACGGTTTTGAAAGTGGTGTGATCTACGAGGATGAAAAAGGCGAGCTTAAAACTAAGAAGGGCGTTATCTTACCCCGCAAAGCTACGCTAATCGGTGGTTGGTGTGAGGTGTACCGCAAGGACCGAAGCCGTCCAGTCTATCGTGAAGTTGAGTTGTCAGCTTATAACACGCACAAGAACTGGTGGCAGAAAGCATCGGGGCAAATGATTGAAAAGGTGGCAATCGTTGCAGCCGTCCGAGATGCGTTCTCGGAGAACGTGGGCGGTCTATACACTGCGGATGAAATGGAACAAGCGGCACCTATTGACGTTACCCCACGAGAGACGCAAGAGGATGTTAAAGCTCGTAAAATGGCACAGATTGAGCAGCAGAGACAAGAGCAACCTCAACCTAACTTCATTAGTGATGAACAGCATGACACCATCATGCAACAAATCAATGAGTTAGCTCTAATCACTGGACAAGCAACCGAAACAGTGGGCAATTACTACATGAAGAAGTACAAGCTCAATGACTTCCATGAGTTGCTAGTAGCAGGTTTTAACGTGGTATCTAACGACATTCAAACGCAAATTAACAACCGAAAGGGATAAAACATGAACACGAAGGACGTAACAAACAATTATCTTGAAACGATTGAACCGGTATATACACCGGGAACGATTAACTTTGATTTTGACAAGTTCGATGCAGCTATTCAAGCGGCAGTTAGCGAGCTATCTGACGAGCAACTGGACCAACTTGAATATGACGATATTAAGAAAGAGTTCACACGCTTTAATAGTCTTTTGACAAAGCTGGACAACAAGCGAAAAGACATCTCAAAAGTGTATAAGAACCCACTTAATGAGTTTGAAGCTAATTTCAAAGAGTCTAAAGGACCACTTGAAGGACTTATCAACAAGCTACGTGCAAAACGAGACGAGATTGACGAACACCAAAGATTGCTTCGAGTTGACCACGTTAGATCAGTCTTTGAGGAAAAGTGTAAACTTGCCGGATTGGATAAAGACACATTCAAGGATAAGTACGACGGCTATTCTTTGAAGAAGTATTTCAAAGACAAGAAAATGGAACTCAAAAAAGAGACTGTCGAAGAAATCGACGCTATGGTTTTGGCTGAGTATGACCGACTTGAAGAATACAAGGCTAACGCTGCCATGATTGAGGAACAAGCCCTTGATTATGAGCTACCGGCTGAACCATACACTAGAGCGTTGCAGAATGATACACCTCTAGTGGAAATCTTGAAACAAATGAAGAAGGACCGCGATGCAGCCGTAGAGCGTAAGCAGAAAGCGGAAGCCAAAGCGAAAGCAGAAGCGGCACGTCTAGCAGAAATTGAAGCAATGGCTCAACAGTCAGCGAACGAGGAAATCAAGGCAGTCAATGCTGAAACTGGTGAGGTTATCGAAGACACTAAACCAGTCGAGGAAGTGCCTAGCAAACCCGCTGAACCTTACAAGATCAATCTTGTTCTTACGTTCCACGGTGGAGAAAACCAATGGCATCAATTCGCTAAGCTGTTGGATGACGACTTTGTAAATTATGAAATTCTAGGAGAAAATCAATGATTAATTCGACTGTGCTAGTTGGGCGCCTTACCCGTGACCCCGAACTAAAATATACAACCAGTAACATCGCAGTAGCTACATTCAGTCTTGCAGTTAACCGCAACTTCAAAGATGCTAACGGTGAACGTGAAACAGACTTTATCAATTGCGTTATCTGGCGTCAGCAAGCCGAGAATTTAGCTAACTGGGCTAAAAAAGGCGCATTGATTGGAATTACTGGACGCATCCAGACCCGTAGCTATGAGAATCAGCAAGGTCAACGGGTGTATGTTACTGAGGTGGTAGCTGAGAACTTCCAAATGCTAGAGAGCCGTGCAGCGCGTGAAGGTGGTAATGCTAATCAAGGCAATACGTCGGGAGCGTTCGGCAATGATAACGGTGGCTATGCTGGGCCTTACGGTCAACAAGCACCGCAACAACAAGGGCCAAACTTTGCAAGAGATAACGGCCCATACGGGAACGCAAACCCTATGGATATCAGCGATGATGATTTGCCATTCTAATTGGGTGCACTATGAAAATGATTTTAAACATTGAGCCCAAACCGCAAACAAGGCCACGATTTAGCAAATTCGGAACTTATGAAGACCCGAAAATGAAAGCATGGCGTCGTCAGTGCTCGCAACTTATCGAGCAAGAATATGACGGACAATTCTTTGACGGCCCGATTATGGTTGATGTCGTATTTTACATGAAAGCCCCGCTGAATGTATCGAAGAAACCAACGCCAAAAGCAAGGGCTAAAACGTGGGATGCGTTCAAGCGGTTCATGTCTGAAACACTTTGGCATGCGAAAACTCCAGACGTTGATAATCTGGTCAAATCGCTCTTTGACAGCATTTCAAAAGCTGGTTATAACAAGGTCGATAAGAAAGGGATTGTTTGGACGGATGACAGTATTGTTTGCGAGTTAAGAGCTCGTAAGAAGTACAGTCCTAACCCACGCATTGAATTTGAAATCAAGGAGCTTGAATGAATAGCAAATACAAGGACAAGTTGGTTGGTGTGTATGCACCGGGCAACTACGGGCATACAAGCGTATTAGATCAGACGCAAGAATTTTCAAGGTGGTTTTGGTCTAATCGCAAGGATATGGAGCTAATCAGCATTAAGCTAGGCATCGACGTTAAAAAGCTCAATCGGATTCTAACACTGGAACAACTGCCGGATGAAGACTTGCTAAGAAAGATGGTCGAGCTATGCAATGGTTAAGGCGATTTATAGCAAAGAATCCGGCAAAGGTTTTCAGAGACGGGCCGGAACCGATAACTATGGGGGTTAGAAATATGAAACGGAAAGTGAAGAAATTTAGTGACAGTGACACAGATAAAGGTTTGGATGAAACAATAAACAAGTGGGGTGAAGAAAACGGTGTTGAATTACTAGATGTTAGAGTTACTTATGAACAAAATAAGACATACGGCTTCATGGTAGCTACTGCAACAGTAATCTACGCAGATAGAAGCGAGGGTTGATATGAAATACAAGGTTATCGTCTATTACGACGGCATGGAAGACAGTGAGCATGTCTTCAACAACAAGAACGATGCGATTAATGAATTACACAGATTGAAATTGAAATATCGCAATGCTAAGAAATATAAGGTAGAAATGGTGGAATGTGATGGATAGAAATGAAGCAATAAGCCGAGAAGAAGCGGTACGGACAATATCAAGGATATCTGGTGGATCCGTATCTTACGCAGAAGACCTTTACGATTCGTTCTTCCCTAAACCAGTGGTGTCGCAATGTGTGGCGGATTGGTATGAGGAACATAAGAATGACTTAAATGATGATATTTGGGCATATCTTACAAGCTGGGCTGATACGAAATGGGACGAGTTCAAATACTGGATGTACCATACTGGCAAGAACGAAGCTATCACTACTATCGTCAACATGCACCAGTTTGGCTACACAGTCGAGAAAGAGGCTAAATATACGGTTAAAATTAAAGGTCGTTTAGGGCAATATCTAGGCAAATATTACTTAAACAACGAGGAATTAACGCCACAGTTTACAAGGACTCAATATAGTGAGGGTGGAAGTTTTACGAGAACAGAGCTAGAAGCGAACGGCTTTGGCTGGGTGTTTGATTGCGAAGGTGTGGAAGTGAAAGAGGTGGAGTGATGAAGATTAAAAATTATAAATACACTACTAACGAAATTAGCTACACTGCATGTTACGACGTTTTGGAAGCAGAAATAACTCACGAGCGTACAGAGTATGGCGTTCGCACCACGGATATTGAAGACTTTCTAGAAAAAGTGTCTATATACAGTCCCGAAGATGCAGACGCAATCGAATGTTTCGTAGATTTTCAAAACAACTTATTACTCGAAGATGTCGAGTTTGAAATCGAGAGTGCGGAGGTGGACGATGAATAATCTAATCAATAAAATCAACCATTGGGCAGACGAACGCAACTTAAAGCAGGCTGACCCTAAAATACAGTGGATGCGTGTGACTGAGGAAGTCGGAGAGATTCGAGATGTGTTTCTAAAACCTCACGATTTCGCTGACCCAGAGTGGTCGCTAAAAGATGCCATAGGCGATTCTATCGTAACGCTAGTAGTTTTATGCTTGCAACTCGGTTACGACGTCGAGGAGTGCCTAACAATCGCTTATAACGACATTAAAGATAGACAAGGAGTAATGATTGATGACAACTTTGTTAAAGAGAGGGTTATAAAATGAAATTCATTGACTTATTCGCAGGTATTGGCGGTTTTCGTTTTGGAATGGAGAGCGCCGGTCATGAATGCGTAGCATTCTGTGAAATCGACAAATTTGCTAGAGCAAGTTATAAAGCAATTCATAACACTGAAGGAGAACTAGAATTACATGACATTACCACAGTCACAGACGAAGAAATTAGAAACATCGGACACGTTGACGTTATATGCGGAGGATTTCCGTGCCAAGCTTTCAGCATTGCAGGACATCGAAGAGGATTCGAAGATACTCGAGGAACTCTCTTCTTTGAAATCGCAAGATTCGCCTCTATACTCAAACCTAAGTATCTGTTCCTTGAAAATGTCAAAGGACTCCTTAACCACGACAAAGGAAATACCTTCGAGACAATCCTCTCAGCGTTGGATGAACTCGGGTATGATGTGGAATGGCAAGTGCTTAACAGCAAAGATTTCGGAGTACCACAAAACCGGGAACGTGTGTTCATTATCGGACATCTTAGAGGACAACGTGGACGAAAAGTTTTTCCTATCGGAGGAGAAAACGAAAAATCTAGTGCTAAACGGTTAGGAATCAATATTTTAGGAAACACTAAAAACCCTAACGGGACAGCTCAAGGGACTAGAGACATAGTGCATGACCCTAAAGGTATTGTGGGAACTTTAACAGCAACAGACTACAAAGGACCTAAGCAAGTTGCTATACCGAATGAAATTAAAAAATATGGAGTATTACAGCCCAACTTCAATCAAAGTGGAGTGGTTTACGAAACGGATGGTATATCACCAACAATAAGAACGATGCAAGGCGGCGGATTAGAACCCAAAATCCGTGTCCGTGAAGCGACTAAGCAAGGATACGCTGAAGCAAGTGTGGGGGATAGTGTTAATTTGTCGCACCCTAACTCCAAAACTCGCAGAGGTCGAGTTGGTGAAGGTATCGCTAACACGCTAGTAACTGGTGATAGTCAAGGGGTGGTAATGCCTAATTTCAGAATCAGAAAGCTAACGCCTAGAGAGTGTTGGAGATTACAAGGTTTCCCAGATTGGGCTTTTGACAAAGCTCAAGAGGTAAACAGCAACAGCCAACTCTATAAGCAAGCAGGGAACAGTGTGACTGTCAACGTTATCAAGGAAATAGCGAGGTATCTATGAAGCATAAAGATTTAACGATAGCTACAATCTTGCTCGTAATATCACTAGCCATCAACGTGAATACTGTGCTACGAGTAACCAACCGACCTATCGAGACCGTGGTAATCCATAAGGCTGATAATGCCGTTGAGTTGCATGGCAAGGTGACCGGGAAATCCATGGTCGGGAAACTCTACACGCTCGATTGTGGTGCTTACGGGAAATTCCTTGTCAGCAAGGAACAGTACGATAGCGTGAACGTTGGGGATGATATCCCTAGCTATTTGAAGGAGAGAGGACAATGATACCTAGATTTAGGGCATGGAACAAAGCTACAAAAGAAATGTACGGAGCTGATGATATTATCGCTATCAATTTCGAAGAAAAAGAAATTTGCGTGCAAACAATCTATTTTGAGCAAGGATTGCCAGATAGTCGAGATTTAGACTACTACGATTTCGACGATATCGTTTTAATGCAATCAACTGGAATGAGAGACAAAAACGATAGAGAAATCTTCGAGGGGGATGTTCTTAAAGTGACCAACCTAGCAAGCTGGTTGGAAGTTGTATCTTTTAACGAAAACAAGGCGATGTTTGTTTCTAAGGAAACTAAAAGAAAGATTGAAGAAACTCCTCTATACGATTTGTTTAACACAGATATCTTCGAAGTTGAAATCATCGGAAACATACACACAAATCCAAAACTGGCAGAGGTGAAACAATGAACAAACGACAATTGAAAAAATCAGCAATGAGAAATGTATCTAAACTTTATGATATGGCTTTCGAGCGAAAACGCTTTAGGAGAGACGTAGCTATTATTTGCGGTAGAGGTCCAAGAAACACAAGAGCACTTACTACAATGGTGGTTAAGAGAACTGTGTGCGAATACGCCCCATTCGAAGCTGTGGGAATAACATTAGAGGGATATATCGCTGATTGCAAAGTGATTGAGGGGCGTGGCTCATGAGTAAAACATACCAATATTCAGGGCTGACACCAGAATTATATCAACGGTTAGTCAGCGAGCATGCATCACTGAGGAAAGCACACCCGAGAGATTATAAGCGGTTCTTCCAAGATGTGAAACAGTGCAGTGAGTTACAAGCACGTATCATTTATCAAGCGTTTAATAGCGCAGTCGTTGAACGTGCGAGTCTATCGCCAGCGACTGTCGATAGACTAGAAGGCATTATTTCCGTTGAACTATTCAACGACCTGCAAGATTATCTGTCTACTAATTACACAAGAGGTAAAACCACGCGCCCATTTTTGGATAAAATCAACGCAGGACTGCCAGAGGGACTGTTTAAGCGATTCCGGGAGGAAGTGGAAGGACTACGCAAGGAACACCCTAACGACCTAAACAAGTACATCAGAGACATTAAAGGTTGCGATAAGAAGCAAGCTAACAAAGTCCAAAACGCCATCAATTGTTGCTAAGCAGAGAAAGCCGCCCTAACGCCTTTGAAGGCTATTCAAATGGAAGGGATGCTGTCACGAGACTTATTCAGCAAAATCGTTGATTATGTCTTCAATAACTACGATTGGCCCGATAGACTGGATGATGATGCTGATCGAATTATGCTTGAGTACCGAACTAAAGGCGAGGTGGGGCGTAATAAGACCACGGTTAGAAAAGCCTTATATAAAGCCTATGCGTTAGGCGTGTAGCTAGAACGGTCTATGAGGGTTCGACTCCCTCGCTAGCTATTACCAGTCAATATATATTAGAAAAGAGGAGCCTTTTGATTTCTTTTCATTCAAATCGGCAGAAGCGTGACTGGTCGTTGATGCTACCCAAATCCAGTAAATCTAAAATATAGAAAGTAGGTATTCCTTTATTTATTATTCACAAAATCTAAAACGCATTACTGGTGGCGTGATTATTCAAGGCTTATGCCTGCAAGTAGATATAGGTCAGAAATCTCCATAATTCACCGACTTAATTCTTGTATTATTTCAAAAAACGAAAGGGGAATATCCCCGATAATGATTTCACTATGTCTAGGCTGGAATGGTTATAAGAGGTTCGATTCCTCTTGCCAGTCATTGTCTGTCAAATACACTAAAAAAATGAAGCTAAATAAATATATAGATTTTTAGTGGCTTGGACACTTTTCAACACTGAGCAAGCTGACAGACCTTGCTCAAACAAAACCCAGCAAATTTAAGAAAAAAGGATGTGAAACACCCTCTTTCTCATAGATATCGCATTACTAATCAAAAGCCAAAGATCTTGCTGGTGTCGATGGCTAGAAGGAGGTGATAAAAGGCTCAAGAGACAACCCAAAACAAATACATTAATCTTTCTCTTATAAAACTTCTTAATGTTTTTTGGGCCAAACAAAAAAGACCGACACAATGGCCGGCACTCTTTGGAAGTCAACACTACTATTATACCAAAGAGGACAGAACAATGCTATTGCCGGAAATTGATGAGAAAGCAACTATCAGAGGTTGCAAGCGGAAACTTCGAGAATATCCACGCTGGCGAGAGATAGCACACGATAGCGCTGAGCAGAAGATTACACAAGAGTTCACTTTTATGCCAAGAGGTGGCAGCGGAGTGAGTAGACCAGTGGAAAATATCGCAGTTAGGCGTGTCGATGCTATGAACGAGCTAGAAGCCATAGAGCAAGCAGTTAGTGGGCTATATCGTCCAGACTATCGCAGAATACTGATAGAGAAATATCTGGCATACCCACCGAAACCAAACTGGCAAATTGCCCAAGCAATCGGATTCGAAAGGACAGCCTTTCAAGGATTGCTAAATAATGCTATCCTAGCATTTGCAGAATTGTATAGAGATGGCAAATTAGTTGTGGAACGTTGAAATAACGGTATTTTGACGGTTAATTCACGGTGTCTAACAACTGTTTAAAGTGGTATTATTATATTATCGAAGAAAAACAGAGACAGCTCACTTTGTGGGTTGTCTTTTTCAGTATCAGAAAGGAGTTGATGGAAAATGGGATGACCGAGAAACAAATGAAGTTTGCCGATGAGTACATCATCAGCCTAAATGCTTCGCAAGCGTATAAGAAGGCTTATCCTAATATTAAGAACAATGACGTTGCGAAAGCTAACGGAAGCCGACTGCTTGCTAAAGCTAACATCAAGGCTTATATAGACGAGCAGCTTGAAAAATTAAAGTCGGAACGGGTTGCGGATCAACAAGAGGTCATGGAGTTTCTAACTGCTGTCATGCGTGGAGAGGTTGAAGAGCCATTACTTGTCCTAGATGGTGAGGGTATGCAACGCATTGCTCAAGCTAAACCGAATGTAGCTACTCGTCGGGCTGCGGCAGTTGATATCGGTAAGCGCTATAGGATGTGGACAGATAAGGTCGAAGCTGATGTAACGCAAAATATCAATATTAATGTCGGTGAATGGAATGACGATTAATCTTGAAATCAATCCAAGCAAGGTGTTTAATCGGCATATCTATGAACATCTATTTGATTATGACACATTCACCGAGGTACACTACGGCGGAGCATCTAGCGGTAAGAGTCACGGCGTCTTCCAAAAAATAGTCCTCAAGGCTCTTAAAAAGTGGGATAAACCCCGAAAAATATTGATATTGCGAAAAGTAGGCTCTACGGTTCGTGACTCGGTGTTTGCGGATGTGCAAGCAGCCTTGTCCTATTTCGGTGTGCTTAATCTATGCAAGGTTAACATGAGCGCATTCCGTATTGAATTACCAAACGGAGCTGAACTGATTTTTAAAGGGATGGATAACCCAGAGAAAATCAAGTCAATCAAAGGCATTTCAGACGTGGTCATGGAAGAAGCGTCAGAGTTTACGCTTGATGATTACACGCAGTTAACACTTCGCTTGAGGGATAAGGCTCACAAGCAGAAACAAATCTATTTGATGTTTAACCCAGTGTCTAAGGCCAACTGGGTATATAACGCATTCTTTGTGAAGAGCCCTAAGAATACAGTGGTTTATCAAACGACGTACAAGGATAATCGCTTTCTGGATGACTTGACCAAGGAGAATATCGAGGAACTAGCCAACAGAAACGAAGCCTACTACAAAATCTATGCTTTGGGTGAGTTTGCCACTCTTGACAAGCTAGTATTTCCGAAGTATGAAAAGAGATTACTCAATAAGGACGAGCTTAAACAGCTACCGTCCTTTTTTGGTCTTGACTTCGGATTCACAAACGACCCCACGGCGTTTATGCACGTCAAAATAGACCGAGAGAATAAGCGGTTATATATCCTAGAGGAATATGTCAAGAAGGGCTTGCTTAACAACCAGATAGCAGAAGCTATTACTAGCCTTGGTTATTCAAAAGAGGTGATTATGGCCGACTCAGCAGAGCAGAAATCTATTGCTGAACTGCAAACACTGGGCTTGCGTCGAGCTATTCCGGTAGACAAGGGCAAAGGCTCAGTTCTACAAGGGATTCAATTTTTGCAACAGTTCGACATCATTGTCGATGAAAGATGTGTCAAGACGATTGAGGAGCTTGAGAACTATACATGGCAGAAGGACAAGCATACAAACGAGTACATCAACAAGCCATGCGATAGCTATAACCACTGTATCGACGCTATTAGGTACGCACTGCAAAACCTTATTTTCGTCAAGGATAGGCAGGATGTAGACGCTAAGATTAGACGGGTTAACAAATTGATAAGGAGATAGAATGACGAACACAACACATAGTGCTGACGACATTTTACATGAAGGACAGTACATTCCTAGATCATACCAATTTGAGCGAGACATGGAACCGACTAGCTTGCAGAAACGTGAAGACTTCCTTCGTTTTCCGAAAGAAGCTAACACCCACTTCATGGCTCAATCAGCTGACGACCTAGTGGACACGTTTCAAGGGCGAGAGAAGTTAGAGAAGATGGTAGCTCAGTTCCAAGATGGACAGATAGACCGCTTGAATATCCTAGAGAGCTACTCAAACGGGAACAACTACACCATTCTAAATGGTCGTAAACGACTAGAGCCAGAGAAAGCTGACTACCGTATTAGGCATGATCTGGGCGGACAAGCTAGCCGCTTCTTCACTGGTTATACGGTGGGTCAACCTATTTCAATTGGTGCTACTGACACTGACAGCGACTTGACGGCTATTGATGACTTCAACGCTTACAACGACATTGAAGCTCTTAACCGTGAGTTAGTCTATGACGCTTCACGTTTTGGGCGAGCGTTTGAGCTGCATTATTATGATGAGTTTGGCAATCCAGCAGTGGTCTTGATTGATGCAAGGGAGATGTTCACAATCCGTAGCGCAGACGTCCGAAAAGATATCATTGCGGCTGTTCATTGCCCAGTGTACAACGGTGAAATGTTTGTCACGGTCTACACTGATAGCAAGATTGTCAGCTATGATCCAAACTGGCAGGAAATCGAGCGTAAAGAAAACCCGTTCGGAATGGTGCCGGTAGTTGAATGGCAGAATAACCGAGAGCGTTCGGGAGATTGGGAGAAAGGGATTCCAATCATTGACGCTTACGACGCAGCAGAGTCGGACACAGCTAACTACATGTCAGACCTTAACGATGCCATGCTGGTTATCAAGGGTGATGTCGAAAGTACTGGCATGAATGCGTCTGACATCATGAAAATGAAGCACGCTAACATGCTAGTACTTGAGAGTGGTGTCGGACACAACGGGCAGCAAACGTCACTAGATGCCGGCTATATCTACAAACAATATGATGTCAGCGGTGTCGAAGCGTATAAATCACGTTTGATTAAAGACTTCTTCCGCATTGTTGGATTGCCTAACTTGCAAGACGATTCGACTTTCTCAGCTACGTCTGGGATCGCTATCCGCTACAAGCTAGTTGATTTGCAGCAAGTTACAGCCGTTAAGCGTGGGTTCTTTGTCAAGGCGCTCAGACGACGCTATAAGCTGCTTGAGTTGCTATCTAACAATCTCAAAGGTATCGAACCAGTGGACGCTGACATGCTGACATTTACGTTCCATGAGAACCTGCCAACGGATGTATGGGCTGAGATTCAATCTGCTATCAATTCCGGCATGGAAATCTCACAAGAGACGCTTATGGAATCAGCTAGCTTCACAGACGCTCGCAAAGAAAAGAGCCGTTTGCTCAAAGAGGGCGGAGCTACTGATCTAGAAGTTAGTCAGATTGTAGGTGTTGAGGATGATGACGAATAATGAACGCTACAATGCCGAGAGAAAAGCGCAATCAGACCTAATCAAGCGTGACATAGAGCGTGACAAGGTCTTAAAAGAGCTTTATCAAGCGTCATATAACCGTATGCAGAGCCAAATAAACGGCTTTTACATGCGCTACGCTGACAAAGAGGGGCTAAGCCGTGCCGAAGCTATGAAGCGAGCTAATGAGTTCGATGTCACTGAGTATAGAGACCGAGCAAGAAAGGCAGTAGTCGAGAAGGATTTCTCACACGGCACTAACCAATGGCTAAGAATGTTTAACTTAAAAATGAAAGTCAGTCGGTTGGAGCTACTCAAAGCAGAATTAAGGCTTGAAATAGCTAGTCTTATATCAGACGTTAACGAAGTCTTCGACGAGGCGCGTGAGAGTGAATACTTAGCTGAATTTAAGCGCCAAGCGGGTATTCTGGGCAATTCTGCTGTCAATGCGGTAAGTCGTATGAGAGCAATTTTAGACGCTGATTTCTACGGGCAGAATTTTAGTTGCAGAGTTTGGGGCAGGAATGGACTTCATGGAAACATGCAGAAGGATGTGTTTAGCTCGTTAGCACGTATCTTCACCGACATGGACGGTTTTAAGCAGGAACGGCAGCGATTAGCTAAGAAATATAACACAAGCCAAGCCAACGCCCAACGATTGCTCAAGACCGAAATAGCTCGCATTAATGCTGATACAGAATTGATGATACTGAAAGAGAATGACTTCACGCATTTAATCTATGTTGCTGAAAGTGGAGCTTGCGATATCTGTAAGCCCCTAGATAGAAAAGCCATACCAATTAACAAGGCAGAGAAAGGGGTTAACATGTACCCAATGCACCCTAACTGTCGCTGTTCAGCGTATGGCCACATCAAAATGGAATATAAAGCTGGTGGCAGCACTCTTGATGAAGAAGCTGTTAACGGTGTTTGGGGTGAATAACCCTTTGTCCAGACCGTGCTGAGGACGTTAAAAGCTGCATGAGTTCGAGGGGGTTGCTCGTAAAAGCGTAAAGAAAGGAGCCTATCATGGCAGAAAAAGAACTTGAAACAGTTGAGGATCCTCAAGAGGTTGAAGCTAGCCAACCAGAAAAAGAGGAGAAGATGGTGTCAGTTGCTGAAATGCAGCGTAGACTCAAACAGATGGAAGAGAAACATACTCTTGAAATTGCTGATATGCAAACCGGTATTCAATCTCAAATCGAGGAAGCCGTTGCTAAAGCTAAAATGAGTGAAGAAGAACTTCAAGAGCTGCAACAGAAACAGCGGGATAAAGAATTCGAAGAAGCCCAGAGCACAATTGCAGCACTTCAAGCCCAAATCGCTCAACGTCAAATGCAGGATATCGCTATTAAAGAGCTCGAAGCTCAAGGCGTGCCCGTCAACGAGTCAACGCTTGCCTTCGTTGTTAAAGGCGATGAAGAAGCTACTAAGCTAGCTGTTTCAAACATGGCTAACATCTTAAACTTGCAGAAACGAGAAGAAGCCAAAACTCTACCACCTCGCACAAGCGGTGGAGCGGAAGGGCACTCACATCGTGGAAAAGACAAGTTTGATAAAGCCAAAATCACTAATTTCTAATCAAAGAAAGGAGAGCGCATGGCTCAACAAAAATTCAATCCGGACACAGTCCTATTGTCTGACTCTCTTGGTAAAGAGATTACATCAGAATACATCACTGATCTTTTCACTGACGAACTTGTAAAAACTTCAAAAGTCATTCAGCTTGGTCAAAAAGTTGAAATGGAAGGCAAAATGGTCCGCAAGGGCGTTGAAGTTGGACAATTGACAGACGCTTACTTCGTAGGTGAAGGTCAAAAAATCGGTACTGCAAAAGTACAAACCAAATCTTACGTTCTTGAATCTCGTAAATTGGCAGTTATCTTGCCAGTTACAGAAGAAGTCCTCAACTACACTTGGACTGACTTCTTCGAATCAATCAAGGACAAGATTGTTGACTTGTTCAACAAGAAAATCGACGGGGCGGCGTTCCTTGGTTTGTATAACAATCCATTCGGTGCTAACGTTTTGGCGTCTGCTAAACGTGCTCAAAACATCGTATCTGGGGACATCAACCTCAATAACATCTATGATGTTGAAGACAAATCAGAAAAAGAACCTAACGCATTCGTAGGACACCGCACAATCAACCGCACACTCCGTGGAATCGTTGACAATGTGAACGGTGGTCAACACATCTTCACTAAACCAGCCAACCCTAACGCAATCGGTGAGCTTGACGGTCTTCCATATTCTCAACTTCAATTGCAAGACGGCCAAACTTACCCAGCAGGTACATTGATTACTGGTAACTTCAACGGTTTGGTTTACGGGATCCCGAACGGTACTAACTTGCGCCTTAAAATCGCAGATCAAGCTACTTTGTCTAAAGTTCAAAACGATGGCACACTTGATTCTGGTGATGTTCATTTGTTTGAACAAGACATGCAAGCGCTCCGTGCAATCTTTGAAATTGCCGTAGCTATTCCAAACGACGAAGCATTTGCAGCCATCCAACCAGTAGGAGTCTAGTCAGGAGGTTCAAATGGCCTATAAAGCTAAGATTACATTCCGTGATTTGCAAGATAACGAATATATCTACCAAGTCGGGGAAACTTACCCACGAGAAGGCTATGAGCCTACTAAAGAGCGTGTGGCAGAGGTTCTTGAAAAAGGCGGTATCGAACCAGTCGAGCCGTCAAAAGAGCTTACAGTCAAAGAGCTCAAAGCAAAACTTGATGAAGCTGGTATCGAGTATGATGCCAAAGCGAAAAAAGCAGATTTAGAAGAACTTCTAAAGGTTGCGGAGGAGGTCTAAAATGAACGATATCCAACTTGAGAAGATTAAGCGTCGGTTGGGTATCGACGTTAAAGACGATCTTGAGGATAAATTGATTGAAGACTTAGTCAGCGACGCTGAGAGTTATTTCAAAGCACTAGTCGGAACAACCGAGATTGACAAGAAGTATCATTTCATCATCGAAAATGTTGTTTACAAACTCTATGGTCGTAAGGGGTCAGAGGGTGTCAAAACCGAAAATGTAGACGGCTATTCAGTCACTTACGAGGATTGGGACGATATGTTCAAACCTTACAGAAAGATTTTGGATAAAGATTTCGGTCTGGACGGTTCGCTGGCTCGAAAAGGTAAGGTGAAGTTCCTATGAAAACACCGCACCGCATCAAGTTAGTGAATCAAGGCGTTTCGACTTACAACCCGATAACTGATAAACACGAAGAAAAGGCACAGTCTAGTAAGATTGTGCCTTGTTTGGTTAACTTCATTGATCAACAACGTGTCTTTGAAGCCTATGGGAGTAGGTCAGACGTGGTCATGATATGCCGATTTAGTCAAGAGCAGAAGCCATTCGACTACGCTCTATACGAGGGCAAGAAATATTACCCTATCGAACGCATTGACGCACCGATTAAGGGCGCAATCAGATTGAAAAGAGGTGAGCTAAATGGCTAACTTTTCAATTGAATGGCGTGGGGATTTGGAGCTTGCTGCCGCATTAGGAAATGCAAGCCAAAAAATAAAAACCCAAGCTAACAATGTCCTAAAAAATGCCGGGGAGAAGGGTACTAACATTGCTCAGAGTAAAGCCCCAGTAGATACCGGCTTTTTGAAGAGTGAAATCACCGGTCTTCCAAAAGTCGAGGAATATCATATTCACGCTGCCGCCTCATATAGCGGGTATCAAGAGTACGGCACACGTTATCAGCCGGGGACACCATTCATGCGCCCCATGATGACAGAAATCGAGCCTTATTTCACAGACCAAATCCGTAAAGTTATGGAAGGAGCCTTTAAATGACACCTAGCCACGACTTATTCAGAAATCTATTTGCTATTGCTAGTGAGACGCTAGCAACTTACGACTATTTACCCGATTCATCCGCAAGCTATCCTTTCGCTTTCATTGGCGAGAATAGCTCAGCACCTACGCTCAATAACGACAATTTTGGAACGATAAGACAAACCGTCCATATCTACGGACTTAGAGTGCAACGTGCAGAGCTAGATGCCCACTGTCAAGCGTTAGAACAAGCCAGCGAACGAATTAAAGGGTTTGAATACAACTTATTGAAAACTGGTACAGACAAGCAAGTCTTACCGGATAATACAGACGTCCAGCCATTGATCCACATTGTGCTGGATTTTTCATTTTCATATACCAAAAAGGAGGAATAAATGGCAGAACTTATTTTGGGTAAAGACCTAATGGTCTTCTTCCGTCGTGTCAAAGACCAAAAGACACAAGATGCTGCTAAAGTACGTTTCCAAACAGAACACACTATCAACGCTGAGAAAGAGGTCGAAACTACCAAAACTAAAGACGGTGTGGTTAACTCAATTTCAGACGGTGAAGTGTCTGGGGAATTCGTATCACTTGCATATCGTGAAGATGGCACTACTACGGAAATGTGGCGTGAAATGCGTAAATGGTTCATCGCAGGTGACAAAGTAGAGTGCTGGCAAGCTGACCTTGCTTCTAAACGCATGTCTGGATCTAAAGAAGTCTTTGATGTTGAATATTACCAAGGCTATCTTAAGAACTTTGAAATTTCAGCACCCGCTGACGACAAAGTGGAGCTTTCTTACGAAATGGCTATTGACGGCAACGGTATTATTTCAACTGACAGCTTGACAGAAGCTCAGAAGAAAGCAGTTGCAAGCGCTCAGTACGACTATCACACCCTTGCTAAAGAAGACGGCCTAACGGCATCTATCTAGTCTAATTGCAGGGGCTTTGTGCCCTTGCTTTTTTTTGTATAAAGGAGAAATAAAACATGATTCTATCTATCAACGGACGAGACTTTGAATTGAAATTCGGACTTGCGTTCTTGCGTGAAATCAACAAATTGCACTCAGCAGAACTTGAGGGCATGAAGACTGGTTACGGTGCTATGACATTGATTTCAGCCGGTGTCGCTATCAACGACCCTCTTGCATTCGTGGACATCATCAAAGCTGGTACGATTACATCGCCACAAAAGCCAAGTGACGCTGACATCGAAGCCTATCTTGCTGATTTGATTGACAAAGGTAAATACAAAGAGACAATCGGCTCTATTATTGACGAGTTAAAAGCGTCATCCCTACTCAAACTCGCAATGAACGTTCAAGAGTAGGGCAAAGTCAACCAGATTATGATTTCAGCTATGACGACGCAATGGCCCTCTTGATTGCAAGGCACGGCATGAGCTATGTCGAAGCTGCTAGGACAACGCTTGTTGAATTTGAGGTATATAATACCGCCTACGCTATTAAACAAGAGGACATCCGCTTTAACGCAGCTATTCAAGCATGGTATAACCAGACCGTGCAAGCTACCAAAGGCAAGGGCAAAAGTGTTCGTTCAGCTTACCGAACCTTTAATGAGTTTTATGATCATGAAAAAGAATTCAGTAAGATATTTAAACCAGAGGACACTGTGCCTAGAAGTCGAGCGCTTTCGTTAGCTGATAAGAATAGGATCATCAATCAAAAAACGAAAGGGGGTAGTTAATGGGAGCATCTTTTGACGTCACCGCCATACTTCGTGCCAATTCAAGCGACTTCACCAACGGTGTCAATGCTGCTAAGTCTGCCCTTGCTGATTTAAAAAATCAGTCTGGGGGCATGCTTGCTCAAGTTGGTAGCAGTTTAAAGTCAGTTGGTAGCGCCATGCAATCAGTCGGCGCTGGAATGACCACGGCTTTCACATTGCCGATGGTCGGTGGGTTAACTGCCGTCATCAAAGGCTATGCAGACCTTGAGCAATCTTTGGGTGGTGTTTCTACGCTATTCAAACAGAATGGTTCAAGTGTCAATGCCCTTGCCAGAGACTACGGCATGACCAGACAGCAAGCCCAAGAGCTCTATAACACAATGGACCGTGAGGGCACCAACGTCATTGAGAATGCCAACCGAGCCTATAGGACAGCTGGTGTGTCTGCTAACCGCTATATGGAGCAGGTGACGTCGTTCTCAGCTACCTTGTTACAAGGGCTAGGCGGTGATACTGCCAAGGCTGCGAAATACGGGGATAAAGCCCTTGTCCAAATGTCAGATAATGCGAACAAGTTCGGTACTAACATGACGGACATTCAAAACGCTTATCAAGGTTTTGCCAAGGACAACTATTCAATGCTGGACAATCTGAAACTTGGTTATGGTGGTACCATGTCCGAAATGGCTCGTTTGGTCAATGAATCTGGTGTCTTGAATGGTGAATTTGAAGCTACGGCTGACAATATCCGTGATATTCCATTTCATACCTTGATTGATGCCATCGGTATTACTCAAGATAGATTGGGAGTTACCGGAACGACTGCTAAAGAAGCAAGTACAACCGTTTCGGGTTCGTTTAATTCCATGAAAGCAGCCGCTGAGAACTTAGTGGCCGGCCTTGGTAACAACGAAGCTAATATCAAGCAGCTTATGGAAAACATGAAGCAGACTATCATCACGTTTAAAGACAATGTGGTTCGTGTTCTAGGGACTATCTGGGACAATCTGCCAGTGGACGGCTGGGTTAAATGGGCAGCGCTTATCGTTGGAGCAGCGGGGCCTATTATCACAGTGCTTGGGACCTTAATCATTTGGGTTGGGAATGTCGTTTCTGCACTAAGCACAATTGGTGGTGCTATCAGCTCGCTTGCTGGGTTCTTCTCAAGTGGTACCGCAGCAGCAGAAGGCTTTTCAATGGCTTTTGAAGGTGGCGAAGCCATGATGGTTTCATTTGGTAGTGCTGCCAGTGGTGTTTCTGCTGCTGCCCTTGCTGCGTTCGCTGGGATTGCGTTAGCGGTTGGGATGGTAGTAGCTGCGCTTGTTGATTTGTGGAATCATAACGAGAATTTCCGTTCACAAGTCATTGCAATCTGGGAAACTATCAAGAGTGCAATCACTAGCGCTGTTCAAGCCATTGTGTCGTTTGTCATGTCAATCTGGGGCCAGTTAACGTCATTCTGGAACGAAAACCACGCCTTGATTATGCAGACGGCGACGACTTACTGGAACATGTTCAAGAGCATGATTGAGAATGTCATGAACGCTATTCTTCCAGTCGTTCAAACTGGATTGAATTTGTTGATTACGCTGTTCTCAACGAGCTGGCAAATGATCACAACGGTCATTTCAACAGTCATTGAAGTTATTCTCAACATCATCAAGATGGGCATGCAGATTTTACAAGGCGACTGGTCTGGAGCGTGGGAAACGTTCAAAACCATCTTGTCTACTGTGTGGGAAGGTATCAAGTCGCTTGTTTCAACCGGTATCAATGCTATTGGTCCGATTATCCAAGCGGGGATAGATTTCATCCGTGCGATTTGGGATGCAGCGTGGGCGTTGTTAGCTGTTCCATTCCAAGCACTTTGGGCATTACTTCAACAAATCGCTGGCGGAGCTATGACTGCCATTAGCGGTGTGATTAGTGCCGGGATTGCCGTGATTCAATCCATTTGGTCAGCAGCATGGACAGTTATCCAGACAGTGTTCTCAACCGTTTGGAACACAATCATGTCTATTCTGTCACCTATCATGACCGGTATCTCAAGCATTATTTCAAGCACCTTGTCAGCTATCCAAGCGATTTGGAACGCTATCTGGACGGGTATCCAAGCTGTTTTAGCTGGTGTATTAGCTGCTATTGTCGGATTGGTTACTGGTAACTTCTCGCAGGTTCAGGCGGCTATTTCGTCAATTATGTCAGCTATTCAAGCCACTATCAGTGCGATTTGGAACGCTATCTTGTCGCTTATCAGAAGCGTATTGAGTGCGATTGCTAGCACTGTATCAAGTACATGGTCAGCTATCCAGTCAATCATTTCAAGTGCCATGAACTCTGTTCAGAGCATTATCAGCTCAGCTTGGAGCACTGTTAGATCAGCAGTATCAAGTGCCATGAGCTCTATTCAGTCAGCTATCACTAGCGGATTTAGTGCCGTGGTATCAGCGGTATCAAGTGCCGGTCAGCGTATCATTTCAGCGGTCCGCTCAGCGTTCAGCGGTGCTCTTAGTGCAGCCCGTGGATTCGTCGGGCAAGCTGCAAGCGTCGGTGCTAACCTTATTAGCGGTTTCGTTAGCGGGGTTACATCCGCAGCCGGCAAGCTGATTTCAGCGGTTAAAGGTGCGGTAAGTAATGCGATTAATGGAGCTAAAGCCTTGCTTGGTATCAAATCACCATCCCGTGTATTCCGTCAGTTCGGTATCTATACGGACAAAGGTTTCATCATTGGTATTGATAGCAAAGCGGACCAAGTAGCCCGTTCAATGCGCTATATGGCCCAAGGAGCTATCGACGCATTCACTGGTCAAGATATCAACGGGGCTATCACTGATGAGCTTGGTAATATGGACGGCCAGTTAGGTCGATTAGCAGGGTATGATCCATCTGTTTCATTTAACGGCGGTAAGATGTCGGTTACTCAACAAGCAGCGGACATCGTGCTTAAAATGGGTGATACAACTTACAGAGCATTTACTGAGGACATCACTAACGCTCAATCAATGGAATTAATGCTTGATAACTATTAAGAGAGAAAAGAGGTTTTAGCTAATGTATGATTATGCTTCATTGAAGCGCACGGAATCAACGGTGCTGCAAAGAGCGCCAGTTGATAACATGCGTATCAACGGGACGCCTATAGAGGATACCATCCAAGGATATCGACAGCTTACAGTTAAGGGCCGCTCGTTGCTTAACCGTGAGATTTCAACTACTAGAGTTCCCGGGCGCCGTGGTGTCTGGGTGGACAGCGTCAATGACTCAGAGCGTGAGATTGAGGTTAAATACCAGTTAACTACGGTCACTAGCCAAGTCATGAGAACATCTTTCCGAGAACTTAACCGCATCTTGAGAGAGGTAGGCCCTAGCGGCTATCTCGAAGTAACTTTTGACGATGAGCCGGATTTTACTTACTACGCCATTTTTAAAGAAGCGGACGAAGTAGAGGAAGATAGGCTGTCAGTCATTAGCAGTTTTGTTCTGCTAGTGCCAGACGGCTATAAGAAACGAGTTCCAGAGCGTTCTAACGACGTTGTTTATCTAACTTACGCTAAGAAAGTGATACCTGAGAAGATTGTAGCCGTGACATCGGCAGCGGCGACAGAATTTGAAATCATCAACGGTCAAACCAAGCTATCGTTTAAGGGTAGCTATGCGGCTAATAAGGAAATCGTCATTAAATTCGGTACCGAAGAAGTGACAGCTACTTATGACGGACGTAATATTCTAAGTGAATTGCAACGTTTTAGCCCGCTTGAGCAGTTCTACGTTAAGGACGGCGATAGATTGACCGGAAAGAATGTGACTATTCGTGAAGTTCAGTGGAGGGATGAAAGTCTATGATCTATTTATTCGATAAGGACGAAAAACTTATCAAGATTGTTCGCAAACCTGCAATTAAGAAGGCTTTGCAAAAATTCAGCCTAACCACTGAAAACTACATTTCAGACCGCTTGACCGTCGAAATGAAAGCCTTGAAGGATGACGAGCTGGCAAAACTGGAATACATGGCTATTCAGTCAATCGACGATACTCATAAATTCCATTACTTCTACATTGCCCAAGGCAATACCAAAGGGGATATCACAACGCTTATCGGTGTCCAATCCGGTATCGAAGAGCTACGCAAGACGGTTGTTTACGACAGACGACCACAAGACCAACGTGCCAGACCAGTCATCGAATGGCTTTTAACTGGCACAAACTGGTCTCCTCGGTTCGTTGCCGAAACAAACCCCAAGAGCACTAATTTCTATTACATTTCCACATTCGACGCACTAAAAAAAGTGTGTAAGGTGTGGGGCTTAGAAATGCAGTTCTTTGTTGAAATGAATGGCAGTCAGATTGGCGCTAGATACATTGATTTCAAGCGTAAAATAGGTGAAGCAGTCGGTAAGCGTGTTGTCTACGGTCATAACGCCCTCGAAATTCTGCAAGAGGTTGAAAAAACAAACCTATACACCGCCTTAGTTGGTCGAGGTAAGGGGGAACAAGTTAGCTCAGCAGAAGACACCGGCAAAGATGCCGATGGTTATGGTCGTAAAATCAACTTCGAGGAAATTGTCTGGTCGAAAGCCAAAGGGGACCCACTAGACAAGCCACTTGGTCAGAAGTATCTTGAAATCCCCGAAATGACCGCTAAATACGGCATTAAACAACCAGACGGCAAGATGCGCCCAAAGATTGGCTTTGTCGAATTTAGTGAGGAAGAAGACAAGAACGAGCTTATTAAACAGACTTACGAGGCTTTGATTGAGGCTTCCAGACCCAAGCTGACACTTAAAACGTCAACGGTATATCTCAAGGGTGTTCAAATCGGGGACACTATCCGAGTTGTTCGCCATGACAGACATCTTGATTATGATACACGTATCTTTGAAATCACATTTAACCGCTTAAACAATGAGTCTAGCGACATCAAGCTGGGAGATCGAGTTAGCGAAAGCAATGACGCAAAGGTACAGAGTACCGTCAACAAAGCTATTGATGAGTTTAAAGCTGGTGAGTTTACTGAGTTTGTCAAGAAACTGCCAGAGTTTATCCCATCAGCTAATGGGTTTAACCATAATTGGTACACAAGCACTGATCCAACAGAATCTCACCCCGGACAAGTCCTAATCAATGATTCTTGGTACAAACCAGACCCAGAACATGAGGGACACACTATCATGTATCGCTGGACTGGTGAAATGTGGCAAGAGGTATTGAGAACGTGGGACGGTACGGGGCTTCAAGACAAAATCAAGAAAGAGTTTGAGAAAGTCGCAGCTGACATGGCTAAACAGCAATCAGACCACGACAGAGTGGTTGCTGAAATCACAGCCAAAGCTACTAATGCGGAAACATTAGCAGCTTTGGCTAAATCAACCGCAGAGGACGCTTTTAGCCATCTAAACGACGTCAAGAGTGAAGCTATCGCAGAAGCACGTTATTTGGACACCGTCGAGCGTGCAGAGACAGAGAAGAAGATTGCTGCATCTAAAAAAGACGCACTTTCAGAAGCTGTCAAACTGGTCGATAATGCTAAAAGTACGCTAAACACGGACTTATCAGAAACTGAAAAGAAAGTTGAAGCTCTAAAAGGTTCTATTGGCACATTGTCAAACGACACGTCTGTACAGTTTGCCAAAATCAACAACGCCTTGATTTCAGTAGCTAGCAAGCAAGATGTTGACAAAGTCAGTCAGCGCGTGTCTAATGCTGAGACGGTTTTGACACAGCAAGCAGGGCAGATTTCTGCCAAGGCTAGCAAAGAGGATGTCAACACTGTTTCTGGACGTTTAAACAAGGCTGAGAGCTCGTTGACAGTTCAGGCTGGGCAAATCAGCCAGAAAGCCAACAAGCAGGACGTAGACACGCTGACAGGACGTGTGGATCGTGCTGAAACATCAATCACTCAGCAAGCGGACATGATTGCGTCTAAAGCTAACAAACAAGAGCTTGACAATGTCAATAATCGAGTGTTAAACGCTGAAAGCCGTATCACTCAACAAGCTAATGAGATTAGTCAACGAGTGAAGACAAGTGATTTTAACAACGCTACTCAGAGACTTGCGACGGCTGAAAGTTCAATCACTCAGCTAGGAAATAAAATCACTACTGAGATTAGCCGAGTAGACAGCAAGATTCCGACAGATTTTGGCAGTCGTAACTTGATTTTGAAATCAGCAGACTTCGAGAACTTACACCGCCAGCCGTCAGGAAGTAATGCTACTACCGACAGTCAGACCTACATCATCGATTCCCAAAACTATCCTAATGATGTTTATGCTGGAATCTCATGGGATATGGCCGTTACGAAGATTGAATCCGGCGAAACATTCTCACTTCTAGTCCCGATTTACATCGACAGCAGCATCGACATTGATTTCGGCGCTAAAATTATGATAAAAAATCATAAAAGTAATGATCATTTATTCGTCTATGACATACCGACGGGCGTTAAAGATGAATGGTTTGATGTCAAATTGACGTTTACTACTAGCAAGAGCGTTGAGCTTGGAGAGTGGCCATTTTACATATCAGTGGTCAGAAATGGGTATCTGAAAATCAAACCGCCTATGCTGGTTAGAGGGGCACTCATCCCCTTGCAGCATACAGTAGCACCAGAGGATACCGAAGCCGAAATCAGCACGGTTAAAACGACGATAACACAGACCGAGCAGGGTGTCAGTCAGCTATCACAGAAACAATCTGAAACAGATAGCCGCATGACTAGCGCTGAAACCAAGGTTGATCAATTGGTCGGTGAAATGTCGTCTAAGGTATCGAAGACAGATTTTGACAAATTGTCCAAGAGCGTAGCGGCTAATAGTACCGCAATCACTCAGACAGATAGCAAAATCAGTTTAAAAGCAGACCGGACAGAAGTCCAAACTGCCAAAGCTACGGCTGACAGTGCAGTGTCTAAAGGTCAAGAGTTAGAGCGTAAAATCAACCAGACTAACGCAGAATTACATGTTACAGCGGATTCTATCGCTCAAAAGGTTTCAAGAGTTGATTTTGACATCCTTGGAAATAAAGTCACTAATGCAGAAACTCAAATCAGCACACTAGCCGGTCAAATTGAAACTAAACTGTCTAGAGCTGACCTTGATAGTGCCATGGATAGTAAAGGTTTTGCGACCGCTACAGCCGTCACTAATCTGATTAAACAATCCGAGCAAGGGACAACGCAATTAATCAGTGAAGTCAAGAGACAGATTCCGTCAGTTGATACACTCTCAGTTGGTGGTGAAAATTTAATTCTCAATTCTGCTTTTCCTGAAAACTTGGATAATTGGGGCTATAATGCAAATCTATCCATCTCTAATCATGGTTTTTACTACAATAGTGCTAGACCGTTATTCCTATTAAAAAATACGAGAACAACAGAAGTTACGATACCTACTCAACGTTTCCCGGTTAAGCGCAATACCACATATTCACTCAATCTTCAAACGTTCGCAAGTGGGAACATCACAGGGGTAGATGTTTTTTTTCTAGGTCGTAAATCTAACGAAACTAACCGAACATATACAAAGGCAGTCGGTCTAAAATATCATAACGGCTCACCGTCAACAACTGGAATGGTTAAATGGCATTTTACGTTCAACACGGGCGATTGTGACGAAGGTTATGTCCGAATTGACAACAACGGCACAAACGACGGCAGAGAGTCGTTGCTGTTTTTCACAGAATTAGATTGTTATGAAGGTACTCTTGATCGTGCATGGCAACCGTCGCCAAAGGATATCAACAAAGAAGTAACTGTTAAATTCAATGAAATCAAATCAACCGTTGACAGCTTTAGTCGTACAATCGGCGAACAAGGGCAGTCTATTTCTCGGGTCGTTCAAACAGCTAACGGGTTAGTTACGACTGTTAAAGGACTAGAGGGCTTGGCTAACTTTAATAACGACAGTATCAGCGGACTAGCTAGCAGATTCAACACTGAAACATACGCTATCAAAACCGAAATGTCGCAGATTGCTGGTTCATGGGCTGTTAAGAACCTAACAAGGTCTGGTGATGTGCTCAACCAAATCAACCTCAATAAGGACGGTTCGGTTAAAATTGATGGTAAACTGGTTCAAATCACCGGTTCTACTTACATCGAGGATGGAGTCATTAGCTCAGCCAAAATCGGAGAGCTTTCAGCAAGTAAAATCACTAGCGGGCGCTTAAACGCTTCACTGGTTGACGTTGTCAATCTGAATGCTTCAAGCGTTACTAGTGGTACGTTTACTGGTTTAAATTATCGTGGAGGTAAAATAGAAGGGCTTAACGGCTCAATGCGAGTTGACTTAAACCAATCTGAGATTCATTTCTACGATAATGCAACGATTGAATTTCACAATAAGGATAACGCGCTGGTTCGACGTAAGGGGCCGCACACAGCGTTTGTGCACTTCAACGACACCCCACCAGACGAAGACCAGAATACCGGTTCGTTGTTTGCGGCCATCGGCGTTACATCCTCTGGAGATGGAGTCAATTCAGCGTCATCTGGTCGTTTCGCAGGGCTTCGTGTGTATCGTGCTGCAAGAGGTTTGGAACATAACGCAGTTTTTGACCAAGCCGAATTGTACGGTGACAGAATTTTGTTAAAAGATGACTTCCACCTTAACCGAGGATTCTCTTTCCACCCAGCTTCACTTCCAGATGGACGTTGGATAAATGTTACCAACCTTGCATTTGCTGCTGCGGCACTCGCTAGGGTTTGGCAGCATTTCCTAAACGTTGGAGGGAACGGGAAGGATCCTGCATTTATCAACGCTTTAAAAAACGAACAAGCCACTTTTGGGAAAATCGACCATTGGTAGAAAGGAAATATTAATGAACGAACAAATTTACACTTCAATGATTCAAGACATCGCAAGTCAGAACGCTAATTTGACGATTGAAAAAGCTGAGTTTAAGGCTCGCTTGCAGTCAACTGTTAGCGAACTTGAGCAAGCCAAATCACAACTAGAGCATTATCAAAATGTACTGGCGTCTGATTCAGCCCTTAACGACCTCTTTAATGAGGCAGCGCAGAAAGGAGCGGCTAATGAATAAGTCTAATTTCAGTGTTACATCGAGTTATCTGACCAACCCGACAACAACACGGATTGCTGTCCAGTCCAAAGATGGCTCGACGTGGTTGACCCGTGATGTGCCCGGGGACCACACCAACAAGACGGACGAAGCTAAAATTCAGCTTATCTTGGATATTTTAGCGACTGAATTGGACCCTGCGGGGGCATTGGCACGCTACCAAGCTAAGTCAGAGGAATCTATTAAAGACCTTGACAGCCGCTTGAGCTTAGCTGAGAAAGTCGCTGAACAAAGCGAACTTACTCGTAAAATCGCTAACGTGTCCACTCTCAATGCGGTAATGAGCCAAAATATCCAGTACGGCACAATTTACAAGCAATATCTGGAATTGTTGCCCGTCGCTAAAAAAGGCGATGTATTCAACGCTGGGGATATCTTTGCTATCGAAGACCCTAGTCATGAAGAAGTGGACGGAGAAGGCAAACTGGTACTTATCCAAGTTAACGGCTCTTTCACTTACGATAATCAGCCATTCGCTGATTTTGCAAAAGGTGGCAAGTTAGAAAATAACGGCATTGCCACAGCATGGCTATTCAAACCGAAGGAGAATTAATGGTACAGAAACCAGACGGCATTTTTGGGCTATTTGATGTAGTCCGAGACTTCTATGCACACGGTATTGATGAGCACCCGTGGGTTCTTTTTCTCGTCATCGTCATCTTTTCAGACATAGCCGTGGGTGTATCAAGGGCTTGGGCTGCTCACGAACTCTCAAGCACAAAATTTCGCAAAGGAGCAGTCAGCCACACAGCAATGATTGTGTTTGTGGCAATATTCTATCCATTTGCAAATTTCATGAATTTGACGAGCATCGTTGATACATTTATCTTTGCCATGATAGCCGCTTACGGCTCTAGTATTTTGGCTAGCCTATCAGCGTTAGGGGTGGAAATCCCTTATATTGACAAGTATGTTAAGAAAAATATCGATAAAGAGAAATTCTTTTTGAAAGAAGAAAAGGAGAATAATGACAATGATTAATTTTAAACTACGTTTACAAAACAAGGCTACTCTAGTAGCTCTTATCTCAGCGGTTTTCTTGATGCTGCAACAATTCGGACTTGAAATCCCACACAACATTCAAGAGGGTGTAAATACATTCGTTGTGATTTTGGTAATCTTGGGTATCGTTACAGACCCAACTACCAAGGGTCTCGGAGACAGTGAGCAAGCTTTGGGCTACCACGAACCAAAGCAAGACTAATTGAAGGAGAATAAATAAATGAGTAAAATTGAATCAAGCATTGCACGCATGTATCATTTACAATCAATCCCAGTCCACTACGACATGGGTGACCGTTACGGAAACGATGCTGACGGTGACGGGCGCATCGAATTTGACTGCTCATCAGCAGTAAGCTACGCACTCGAAATCAACTTGAACAACAACACAGAATCACTTCAACAAGCATTGCCAGCAATTGGCTATGCGAAGATTTACGACGCCGTAGATGGCACATTCGATGGCCAACGTGGAGACGTCGTTATTTGGGCGCCTCGTGACGGCTCAAGCTCGCTCGGTGCATTCGGCCACGTATTGATTATGACTAGCGATAGCACAGCTATTCACTGTAATTACGGCATGGACGGAGTGACTGAAAATGATTATAATTATATCTGGGATCTAAACGGTCGTCCTCGTGAAATTGTCTTCCGTGAAAGCGGAACACCTCTTCCAGCACCAGCCCAAAGCGAATTTGAGCGTGAATTAGATGTTAATACACGCTTAGAGAAGTCAGACAAACCTTATTATGAAGGCACTCTTACCACAGACTACTACGTTGAAGCTGGTCCTCGCATTGATAGCCAAGATAAAGAGTTTCTTCCAGCAGGGACAAGAGTCCGTGTTTACGAGAAACTAAACGGCTGGTCTCGAATCAACCACCCAGAAAGTGCTCAATGGGTTGAAGACCAGTACTTGGACGATTGCACAGATATGTAATAACAGACCACGCAAACTATAAAACGAAAAGGAGTGTATCACCTCCCCTCACACCGCAGTAGGGATACCATGGCAGTAGTGGTCGAAGCCCTAGCATTTGCTGGGGCTTTTTTTATTTGGTATAATTAAGTTATCCATCATAGGCAAAGAGCTACGAGGTTATCTCATAGCTCTTTTTTTATTTGTGATTTTCATAGATAAGTGATAACATAGTCAGTGGAATACTTGGCGTCTTTCGATAAAATTTCTCGAACTGTCCCGGCTTTTGGTCGGGGTTTTTTATTTTGCAAAAAAAACTTAAATTTCTTTATCAAAAGTGTTGACTTATTATAGTATATGTACTATACTATAAATGAAGATAAGGAAAGGGAGAACGAAAGAAGTTCTCAGGTAAAACAAAATGAAAATCAATAATGAATTTGTAATGACACTTGAAAGCGGAAAAAACATGGAAAGCAAACTAATAAAGTTAGCTAAAAACAAAGGGTTTACAGACAGACGCAATGTTATTTTTGTCGGTAAAGCAAACTTTGAAGAAAAAGGTGCATATTCTTATGTAGAGGGCACTAAAGAAGGTTTGGAAATCGACGACTTCAAAGCGTTTGCGAAATTCGCTGATTCTGAATTTGTTGGTTACTGTGGGAATGAAGACGTATATCTTTATAAGTAAGAGGTGGCATGATGGACGCACAAACAAAAGCAACTAAGAAATGGAACAAGGAAAACAGAGCACATCGCAATTATCTGTCAAAACGTTCGTCCGCTCGCAGCTTCATCAGAAACCACGCTACGGGCTCGGATTTAAACGAACTTGAAGAACTTATCGAAGAAAGAAGGGACGCACTCATGACTGATACAGAAAGAGAAATCAAAGAACTTATCCAAGATGTATATGCCGATGAATTGAAAGAACAATCTTGGGAAGAAGTTGCTGACATGCTAGATTTCTGGAGAGACAAAGACGGCTATCTACTCATGGAAGGCCGCGGCATGAAACCAATCGACGGCGTGGAATACGTGGGGTACGCTGACAACGGCGTTATCTGGGAGCGTTAAAAGACTAGGATAATCCTAGCCTTTTTTGTGTATTCATGATAAATCGTTAGACATTTAATTCAAATAAAGGTACGCTATAGATGTACTTTAGGCGATTGCGTGCCGAATGTTTTTGTTTTTTCACGTCAACTTGGTAGCTCATGCTGCCAAGTCTTTTTTTATGCTCAATCAAGAATTTTAGTATCCTTGATTGAAATGCTGGTCGTGCTTCTCATTATCAGTATTCTCCTTTTGCTCTTTGTACCTAACTTGAGCAAGCAGAAGGATTCTGTTAAAGAGACTGGAAATGCGGCTGTGGTCAAGGTCGTGGATTCTCAAGCAGAACTTTATGAAATGAAGAATAACAAGACAGCTAGCTTAGCCGCTCTTGTTTCAGAAGGTCAAATCACGCAAAAACAGGCAGATTCATACAATGATTACTATGCGAAACATGGTGGCGAAAGCCGCTCAGTGGCCAATTAGAGCCTTTACCTTGTTGGAGAGTCTGGTGACTCTAGCAGTGGTTGCCTTTCTCACTCTGAGTTTATCAGGCTCAGTCACAGGTATTTTTCAGCAGGTTGAGACTAATCTTTTTTATCTGCGCTTTGAGTACCTATACCGAGATAGTCAGCGCTTGGCAGCGGCGGAAGGGTCCAATGTTGAATTGCAGTTGTCCAAGGATAAAATCAGTAACGGAAAATCAAGTCTGGTGATTCCTAAAAATATACATCTGGATAAGGGGCAGACGCTAGTGTTTGATGCCAAAGGAGGCAACTCTAGCCTCACAAAGATTCGTTTTTCAAGTGATAAGGAGGTGGTGACCTATCAGCTTAACATGGGCAGCGGTAAATATAAAAAGACGGTCTCTTAG